AATGAGATTTTACACCAATGTTCAGATGGTAGGCGACCACTTCCTAGTGAGGGGTTACGAGAATGGAAGGCACTTCGCAAGTAGAGAAAAGTTTTATCCAACTCTTTTTGTTCCATCTAACAAGCAAACTAAGTACAAGACACTTGAGGGAGAATACGTAGAATCTGTTGAACCAGGAACAGTTCGTGATTGTAGGGATTTTATCAAGAAGTATGAGGGCGTAGAAAACTTCAAAATCTACGGTAATGACCGGTACATCTATCAGTATATTTCTGAGATGTATCCCGAAGAAGAGATTAAGTTTGATACTAGCAAGATTAAGATTGCCACCCTTGACATTGAGGTTGCATCGGAGAATGGATTCCCTGATGTGGAGTCTGCTGCAGAAGAAGTGCTGTTGATTACAGTTCAGGACTATGCTACGAAGCAGATTCGCACTTGGGGTCGTGGTCCTTTCAACAATACTCAAAAAAATGTTATCTACAAAGGATTTAGAACTGAGTATGAACTCTTGAATGATTTTATCAACTGGTGGCAAATTGAGGAGAATACTCCTGAAGTTATTACTGGTTGGAATAGTGAGCTTTACGATATTCCTTATTTGGTTCGTCGTATTGATAGAATTCTTGGTGAGAAATTGATGAAACGTATGTCACCGTGGGGATTGGTGACAGAACGTGAGACCATTATCATGGGAAGAAAACACATTTCTTATGATGTTGGAGGAGTCACGCAGCTTGATTACCTAAATCTTTATAAGAAGTTCACTTATAAAGCGCAGGAATCCTATCGTCTGGATTATATTGCGAGTGTAGAACTTGGGCAAAAGAAACTCGATCACTCTGAGTTTGACACTTTCAAGGATTTCTATACTAATGGGTGGCAAAAGTTTGTAGAATATAACATTATTGACGTGGAACTTGTTGACCGTATGGAAGACAAGATGAAACTGATTGAACTTGCGATTACCATGGCATATGATGCCAAGGTAAACTATAATGATGTTTTCTTTCAGGTTCGCATGTGGGATGCGATCATTTATAACTATCTCAAAAAAAGAGATATTGTGATTCCGCCCAAGGAACGTTCTGACAAAGACTCTAAGTATGCAGGTGCATATGTCAAAGAACCGATTCCTGGAAAGTATGATTGGGTGGTTAGTTTTGACCTTAATAGTCTGTACCCTCATCTTATTATGCAATACAATATTTCCCCGGAGACGTTACGGGATACCAGACACCCAAGTGTTACCGTTGATAAAATACTTAATGAGGAACTGACCTTTGAGATGTATAAGGATAATGCAGTATGTGCTAATGGTGCTATGTATCGGAAGGACGTTCGCGGATTCCTTCCAGAATTGATGGAAAAGATCTATAAGGATCGCACCATCTACAAAAAGAAAATGCTTGCTGCAAAACAAGACTATGAAAAAACTCCAACGAAAGCACTGGAAAAAGAAATCGCCAGGTGCAATAACATCCAAATGGCGCGTAAGATCCAACTCAACTCTGCTTATGGTGCTATTGGCAATCAATACTTTCGCTACTATAAACTTGCTAACGCAGAAGCAATCACCCTCTCAGGTCAGGTCTCAATCCGTTGGATTGAGAACCGAATGAATGGATATCTAAATAAGATTTTGCAAACAGAGGGCGAAGATTATGTCATCGCATCTGACACTGACTCAATCTATCTTAATATGGGACCTCTTGTTGATAAATTTCTTAGTAACAAGTCTGGTGATAAAACAGCAGTTGTTTCGTTACTTGATAAGATTTGTCAAGACAAGTTGGAACCATTCATCGAATCCAGTTATCAGGAACTTGCGGATTACGTTCAGGCATATGAACAAAAAATGATCATGAAGCGTGAGAATATTGCTGAGCGTGGTATTTGGACTGCGAAGAAGCGTTATATTCTCAACGTGTGGAACAGTGAAGGTGTTCAATATAATGAACCCAAACTTAAGATGATGGGTATTGAGGCAGTTAAATCATCTACTCCTGCACCCTGTCGGAAGATGATTAAAGATGGTCTCAAGTTGATGATGAACGGAACAGAAGAAGATGTGATTAACTTTATTGATCAATCCCGTAAGAAGTTTAAAGAACTTCCTCCCGAAGAGATTGCATTTCCTCGATCGGTATCTGATGTTGTAAAGTATAAATCGCACTCCGACATTTATGTAAAGGGAACACCAATTCATTGTCGGGGAGCACTTCTTTTTAATCATTATATTAAGGAGAAGAAATTGACAAATAAATATTCACTTATTAATAACGGTGAAAAAATCAAGTTCATTTATCTGAAGAAACCAAATATCATTCAGGAGAATGTAATTTCTTTCATTCAGGATTTCCCACGGGAATTGAATCTTGACAAATACATCGACTATGACTTACAATTTGAGAAGAGTTTTGTAGAACCACTCAAAGCAATTCTTGATGCAATTGGTTGGAACGTCGAAAAAACTGTAAACCTTGAACTATTTTTCGGATAATGGATTTTTTAAAGGATATTGTAAAAGAGATTGGAGATGACTACACAAAACTCGCAGCAGACATTGACGAGACTGAAACTTTTGTTGACACGGGTTCGTACATTTTTAATGGACTTGTTTCAGGGTCTATATTTGGTGGTGTATCTGGGAATAAGATTACTGCCATTGCTGGGGAGTCTAGTACTGGAAAAACTTTTTTCAGCCTCGCTGTTGTTAAAAATTTCCTTAATAGCAATCCTGATGGGTATTGTTTATATTTTGACACTGAGGCTGCTGTTAATAAATCCCTTCTTGCATCTAGGGGTATTGACCTGAATCGTGTAGTTGTTGTAAATGTTGTTACAGTTGAAGAGTTTCGTAGCAAAGCACTGAAAGCTGTAGATATATACCTTAAGAAATCCGAAGAGGAACGCAAACCCTGCATGTTTGTGCTAGACTCTTTGGGGATGCTTTCCACAGAGAAGGAGATTACTGACGCACTCAACGACAAACAAGTTCGGGATATGACTAAATCTCAACTTATTAAAGGCGCGTTTCGTATGCTCACTCTCAAGTTGGGGCAGGCAAACATTCCTATGATTGTTACTAATCACACCTACGATGTCATTGGCGCTTATGTTCCTACAAAGGAGATGGGAGGCGGTTCTGGTCTTAAGTATGCTGCTTCTACTATCATCCATCTCTCAAAGAAAAAAGAGAAAGACGGAACAGAAATTGTCGGAAATCTTATCAAGGCAAAGACTGCTAAGTCGCGTTTAAGCAAGGAGAATCAAGATGTTACGGTGCGTCTTTATTACGATGAGCGTGGTCTTGATCGATATTATGGTCTTCTTGAGTTGGGAGAATGTGCTGGGATGTGGAAAAACGTTGCAGGTCGTTATGAGATGACTGTTGACGGAGAAACTAAGAAAGTATATGCTAAGGCAATCTTAAAAGATCCTGAAACCTATTTTACCGAAGAAGTAATGCAGCAACTTGATGCTGCCGCGAAACAAATTTTCTCCTATGGAACGAATTGAGACTACGATTCTCAAAAATTTAATACACAATGAGGAATACTCTCGTAAAGTTATTCCATTTATTGAACCAACATATTTTGAACAACGATCTGAAAAAGTGATCTTTGAGGAGATCACTCAGTTTATTATCAAGTATGGATCTGCAATTACAACTGAAGCACTAAATATTGAGGTTGAGAATAGGACGGATCTAAACGAGAGTGAAATTAAAGAGACAAGGGATGTTTGTAATTCTTTTAATGACTCTCCTGTAGATCATCAATGGTTACTAGACACTACTGAAAAGTGGTGTCGTGATCGTGCGATTTATCTTGCTTTGATGGAATCTATCAGTATTGCTGATGGGCAAGATGATAAAAAGAATCGAGATGCGATTCCAAGCATCCTGTCAGATGCTCTGGCAGTATCATTTGATAATAATATTGGACATGATTACTTACAAAACTACGAAGAACGATATGACTTCTACCATAAGAAGGAAGACAAAATTCCATTTGATCTCGAATACTTTAACAAAATCACGAAAGGTGGTTTACCTAACAAGACTCTTAACATCGCGCTTGCTGGTACAGGCGTCGGCAAGTCTTTATTCATGTGCCACGTCGCTAGCTCCGTGCTGCTCCAAGGGAGGAACGTTCTCTATATTACAATGGAGATGGCAGAAGAGAAAATTGCTGAGCGAATTGACGCAAACCTCCTGAACGTTCCTATTCAAGATCTAACAGATCTTCCTAAATCTGCGTTTGAAAACAAAGTAACTAATCTTGCTAAGAAAACTCAAGGAACTCTTATAATTAAAGAATATCCGACTGCGAGCGCACACAGTGGACATTTTAAAGCACTTCTTAATGAACTTGCACTTAAGAAGTCATTTAGACCTGATATTATTTTCATTGATTACCTTAATATATGTGCTTCCTCCCGTTATAAGTCGGGTATGTCTGTCAATTCATATTCATATATTAAGGCAATTGCAGAAGAGCTTCGAGGGTTGGCTGTCGAAACCGAGGTCCCTATCGTATCTGCCACCCAGACCACTCGTTCTGGTTATGGTAGCTCTGACGTTGACCTTACTGACACTTCTGAGTCCTTTGGTCTCCCTGCTACTGCTGATCTTATGTTTGCCCTTATTAGCACTGAGGAACTTGAGCAACTTGGTCAGATAATGGTAAAGCAGTTGAAGAATCGATATAATGATCCAACAGTAAACAAGAGATTTATTGTCGGTATTGATCGGGCAAAGATGCGTCTTTATGATTGCGAACAATCTGCACAAAACGATATACTTGACTCTGGACAGGAAGAGGAGTATAATTATGAGGAGAAACCTAAGAAATCTTTTGAAGGGTTTAAATTCTAATGAATGGTTACTTTTCCGTATTTAATCCCAGAGGAGAAAAGATTGCTGACTGTGGCATTCTAGAAGATGCCGTAAAACTTGTTGGCATGAGAAATAGGAATTGGGATGGACACTATTATCAGTTCAAACCAATCTATGAAATCGTTGATGTAAATTCAACAAAATATCTTTCAACTAATGATATTGTCGTCAATATGGACGGCGGTGTCGGTGGTTCTTGGAAAAACGTTTCCGAAGAAGAATTTGATGAGATGTTCCCTTCCCCAAAACTAAAACAACTAAAACAAAATCAACAACAACCTTTTGAAGTATGACTAAAATTGATTTCGAACGTTACGAAAAATTTGTAGATGCTGTCACCTCAGATGCTTCTACTGACTTTGTTTCTCTTTCTGATCGTCTGGTTGAACTCGATGAGAAAGGAGCAAATATTGAACGACTGCTTACGGCAGGTGTTGGTATTAATGCTGAGGGTGGTGAGTTTCTTGAGATTATCAAAAAGATGATTTTCCAAGGCAAACCGTTCAACGAAGATAATCGTGAGCACATGATTATTGAACTTGGTGACCTCATGTGGTATGCTGCTCAAGCATGTATGGCACTTGAAGTTTCTTTTGACGAAGTGATTGCACGTAATGTCAAGAAACTTGAAGCACGTTATCCTGGTGGTGCATTTGATGTATACTATTCTGAGAATCGTGCGGAGGGAGACCTGTGATTGATTTTGATGATATGGAACTCATGCAACTTAAATTCTGCATGGATCAAACAAAAAGTCAAATGTCTATGGGTGGAGAGATTCGTCGTCATGCTTCTATTACTGAAAAGGTAGAAGCAGAGATGGATCGTCGTCGTGAAGAAAGTGGTACGTATACCCGTGAAAAAATTCTTCGTGATTTGGAAGCACAAATTAAATCTATGGGAGAAGACCTCTGATGATTACTCTAACTATCAATCTTCCTGAATTGGGTCTCAATAATTATGTTTTTGAGGCACAAACAGAAGAAGAACTTATTACTGAACTTGATAGACTAAATTCTGAAAATCGTAAGGAGGGAGACCTGTGATTGAAAACACTGGAATTACACCCACAAATAATCCACTTGTGTGGTATGCAATGTATGAATCTATCAAAGAAAGTACCCCAGAGATTTTGGATCAATTCATCGAAAGATCTGCTGATAGAATGGGACTGAATGTTGATCATTTTACTGCCGAGTTTTGTATGTCCGGTTTAGTAAGGAGGGAGACCTGTGAGTGAAGAAAAGAAAGTAACATTAGAACTGTCTGTATATCAGGCAGCAGCAGTTCGTGAATCTTTGTTTACCGATACTAAAATGTATACATATGGTGATGCATGTCCTGAACGAGTTTCTCAAATTCGTGAAGCAATCGTTCAGATTGATAATCAACTTGAAGAAATACTGAAAGAAGACTGATGTATACAGTCATTAACTACTTGACAGCATTCTGGTCTGTGGTTATAATGAACTGCATTCAACCCGTTAACTGGCAGTATTGCTATCGGGTTGACCAGTGGTTGATTCCTGAACTTCATGAGGGATGGAAAATTTACACTGGTGAGAATGTTCCTTATCAAAAAGAGAGGGACTATCTCAAGGGGTTATAGCTCAATCTGGTAGAGCACCTGCTTTGCAAGCAGGGGGTTAGGGGTTCGAGTCCCCTTAACTCCATAAATATTTAAAAAAAAATATTAATGGCAAACATCAATGTTCCTGGATATCTTAATGGACCTCTGGGTATTATTTTAGAAGCGATAGATAGCACTCGTGGTGTAGAAACAACTCCCATCCCCATGAGTGTTAATCAGAGTGACGTTGATGAAGATCCTGATACCACTAAAGCAGTTCTTTTTAAGGCAAAGATTCATGTAAATCCAAGTAGAAGAATTGCTATTAGAGATGAGATTGTTGATTATTTAAATGAAGTTTTGGATAGGGGTGACTTTGGTGATTTTGTTGAAGTAAGAAGTGGAACACCAACAAAACCTGACTCTGAACAGTTTGATGTTGTAGTCAAATATTCTGGCAAAAAAGCACAGGTAATTCGGATATTAGTTAAACCAACTAATGCTGGTGGTTCTGGCGGTGGTTCTGCCAAAACCAAAATTCAAGAAGTTGGTCAGGCATTATTTACTGCTATCAGGTATCTTAAGAATAAACCTCTTGAGTGTCATCCTACAGATATTTCAAAATGTTTAACGGATGCTGACTTTGAGGAGGGTATGAAATATGTGGATTGTAATAATGAAGTTAAAATAGAAGAGATTACAGGTCTTGAGCAAGAATGGAAAGATGCATTCATTTTAGGTGCTAATAAAATTTATGATAAAATTGGTGGAAGCGGATATGAATTTCTAAGAGGAGATAAAATCATTGATGATGGAGAACTTAAGAAAGCATTCACCAGAGTAAAGAAAAATAGTCCAGATGCACCAGATAATGAAGATAAATGGAATCCTTCCGATATATGGATGATCAAGAAAAATGAAAAGGATGCAATCGTTAATAAATTAAAGGAAGAAAATACTATAGATTGTTTGAACGAATATATTGCTTCAAAGTTTGAAGATAAGGGATTGATTGGATTATCCTTGAAGAAACTTGGTCCAAGCGCCAGATGGACCACGATGAATCCTCCTAATACAAGGCAACTTGACAAAGCAAAAAGAGTTAGATTTATTAAAAATAAAACTTTGGGAGAGTTGACGGCATTCTCTGCTATGGATGTATATTTTGTTTTTTCTCCATCCGGAAGTAAAACAAAGGATAGTTTTCAGGCAAGAAATTTTGCAGGAACTAATAGAGGAGATTGGAAGTTAGAAATTAAAGGTGAATTTGCTGCTCAGGGAAAGATTCAGGGGCAAGTGATGAGAAATCTTTTAACTGCTGCCGGTTTTTCTACACCTGTTCCTGATGAACCATCTTTTAATGATTGCAAACCAGAGTCTAATAAAGTGCAAGGGATTAATAAAGAAATTTACGATATAATGAATGGATTAAGTCCCAAACCAAAAGGATGGAATGCTAAAACTGCAAAGGCAGAAATTCGTGCTAAAGATGCTTCATGGAGATATAGTAAGTTAGCAGGACTGAGACTTTTGAAGTGGTTGATGAGTCTTCCTCAATCTGAAGCAAATCGTGCTGTTAAGGAAATGTATCTCTATGCATCTTCTCAAACTGATAAATCATCTGTTCATTACAAAATTTATTAATTTTAATTGATTATGAACCCACAAATTGACGAACTATTACAATCCTTTGAGGCAAGCACAAAGAACACAAGGGGGAGGTATA